CTTTTTGCTTTGCAATATCTTCAAATCTTGCCCATACTTCGGGCAGCCATTGAGACTTCTTATAGATTCCTTTTCTAAAGAGGCGCTGGCAGTTAAATGGCGCAGAGATTTCTACCCATGTTTCTTTGCCTGCCTTCCATCTCTCCGCATCAGCGTGCAGAGCATCTATAGGATTAGTAGGTTCAGCTCTTACAATCTCAGCTTCCGGTAAGATTAAAGCCTTATTAAGCTCTCGCCATACTTTGCTTTTGTATTCCTCATAGCGCTTAAGCACATCTGCCATAAAGCTTATGCTGAATAGGTTAAATGCCTCCACTCTTTCAAAATCTTTACCTATAGCATTGTACAGAAAGGCATTCTGCCAATCCTTAATACTTGTACTCCGATACGTATTCTGTGTAAGTTGTTGAAGCAGAGTTACTTCTATGTCTGAAGGTAAAGCTTTAATAGAATTGATTACAGCAGCCTGAGCTATAAGCTCTCTAAACTCCTGCTCAGATAATGAATGTAATTTAGGTGAGCTAATGCACTCAGCTATAGCTCTCTCTTCAGCGCTTAGTGAACGATTGAAGCTCTGAAGTACTGATGCGGCCAATTCTTTGCTCATCTTGTGTAGTGTTTTTATTGTTATTCTCTCTTGCTCTCCACTGATCTGCGGCTGCTCTCCAGCTCTTCATGGAGTTTTTACCTACTTTCCAACCGTTACTTTCGTAATGGCAGTAGAATTTCTTAGCTAAAACTAAATCTTCTAAGTAACCGACTACATCGGCAAGTGATGGGGGAGTGAATTTGGTAGAGGTAGAGCGCTTAGATTCAAGCGCCTTTACCCTCTCTTCGAGCGCTTCTATGCGCTTTAAAAGAATCGTTGTCATTTGGTTTAAGATTATTAATTTATACAAAGATATACTAATCTGTTAATTTATTGAAAGCCTTATTCAGATTTTCGTTATCCAGGTGATTTAGAATCTGTTCTACATGGCCTCTATACATGCGATCGGTTTGAATCATATTGTTAACTGAATCCACAGCGTGCAGTACAGTAGCATGGTGTCTATTGAATATAGCTCCGATATTAGCAAAGCTTAGAGAAGTTCCCTTACGTAGAATCCACATAGACGTTTGCCTGATATCATTAATATCACGCTTGCGAGATTTGCCCTTAAGTTCGCTCCAATCTGCATGAGTTAAATTACAAACTACTTTCATCATGGTATTAACACGCTGCTCGTTTAAAGATTCTATCTCTCCATTTATTGTTTGCCATTTGAGCTCCGGTATAGGTGTCTCTATTACAGCTCTCACAAGATTATCAATTCTTCTACGTGCAAATTGCTGCTGTTCCGATGGTATAAGCAGAATTAAATCTGCTATCTTTCTCTCTAATTGGCTCATGGTTTACTGTCTTTCATTAGTTCTAAAATGTATGGTATCTCTTCCTCAGTGATATTAGCAAGCTTGCCTATGTGCGTTACCTTCATAGTGCGAGGCTGCTTAATGTATTTCTGAGCTGTAGGGTAGCTTACCTCAAGCACCTCCGCAAAGTGGGCCACAGTCATAAAATGACTGCGCACCCATGCGTGAAATGGAGTAAGCTTAGAATGGCATTTCATCGTCTGCTGCTTCATCTAATTTAGTATTAATTGGTGAACTAACTTTAACCTCTTCCTCTTTAAGCCATGCTAAAAATATCTCAGCTGTATCTAAAACATCACCTGGCTTACTTCCTTTAGTCTCTTTGCAGAATAATACTGCATTATTTAATGCTACTGATCTGCTAATAGAGTTCTGCACCTCAGGTGATTCTTTACGCGGAGTGTATGCTGATTGTACTATGCCTGTCCCTCCTCCATTAAATGGATTAGGATTTTGTAGCTTAAAGTTAGTAGTCTTTCTACCTGTAGGGCCAGTGCGTTCTTCAGCTGTGTAATGAATGGTAGCGCCTACTGCAATCTTAGGGCTCTGCATGTCCTTAACACCTACTTGGCCTACTTCGCCATTCTCTAAAACTAAATCGAAATAGTGAATAGCTCCGCTTGGGCCATCCCATGTTCTAACAAATTTCTGTGATTTTACTACTGACTGATTCATAACTGTTTGTTTGTTTTGATTAATATACTTATTTAATTTATCCGCTAACTTTTCCTCTTGCTCATCCCAATCAATAGTAGGCTTGAGCTTGTCCCAATCAGGCTCCCTGTTGTAGCTCATGGGGGTTATTAATAAAATGCGCTTTCCAATTCTCATAGGCAGTAGTGCCTTTAGTGTATTGCAAGTGCTGTACTATTTCGTTATAATTCAGTTGCTCTCCCGCTACTGAACTTTGCACGCAGATAAAGCGGCTCTTAGCGCGATCAGATAGCATACACATCAGATAGAAAATAATCATGTATATTCTCTTCGCACTCGCTTTCAAACTGGAATAAGAAAGTACCATCTTCAGGCATTACTTCGCCATGCTTTTTAGCGTTGGAAAAATCTTGCAGGGAATAGCTGTGAGCATTTGTGTACAGATTCCACTTTAGTGTAGAGGCATCCCACCTCGAGACTATAACCTTACCGGTTATGTTGTTTGGTTTATTCATGATATTGATTATTTAATTAAGTTGCTAATATACTAAACTTTCTTTATAGCTATAACTACCTCGTCATTTTCCCACTCATACAAAGCATTCTCATTATACTCATTAATCCATACTGGAGTATAATCAAATTTGTAAATCTTCATAAGCAGAGGCAGCATCTGCTGTGCTACTTCCCAAGTATCTGCTATGAATAGGTTAGCAGTTCCTAAGCGCTCTGCTATTGAGATAGCTACCTCGTCAATTGGTGTTACTGTTACATGGAATTTCATAATTTATTTAAAGTATTTGGGGTTGGTAATTCTTTGTATGGTGTATCGTGAATCTTATTTAGAACTGTTTGAAGTTCATTAATTCGCTTTTCACAATAAGTATCCCACTCCTCATTTTCTCCCTCTTTTTCATTGCGCCAAGTTCTTTGCGCCAGCGTTATAGCTTCTGTAATTTGGACCACATCTTCTAAAAATAAAAAGATGGTTTTAGAGAAATGTAATTTTTGGCTCATTTGCTTATGTGATTAGTTTGTGATTCTAATTTAGCTGTGTCTGCATCGAATGATCCTCCGATGAGTAGGCCTGCGATAATCATCGCGAGAAAGAGTAGTGCTTTTTTCATTTGCTTATTGATTTAATTTTAGCAAATGTACTACTAATTTTTAGATATGCAAAAGAAACCTTACTAAAGTTAGCAAAGTTATTAACAAATAATTGTTAGCTTAGAAAAATAGACTGAAGATGATACCCCCTATAAATGAGATAGGAATACCTATAAGTGCTGCGTTGCGCCAAGATTGTTTACGTGCAGATTCTTTGTATAGCTCCTCTTGTGATTTAACTAACTGCTGAGAAGTCTTTTCGTTAGTAATAGTCCAAGCTTCTATAGTCTTAGCCTGATCCTTAATTACAATAGCTGAAATGCTATCCGATTTAGATAGTGTAGCAAACTGAATCTTTAAATAATCGCGCTCGGCTTTGAGCTTGAGTAATGCTCTTACTTCCTTAGTCGTTAGACTCACCAGGGTATCTCTCACCGGCAAGCTCTGAGAGTAGATTGTGCATGGCTCTACGCAGCCCGTGCTTATCAAGAGAATCAATAGCGCTAATGTTTGCTTCATAGATTTGTGTATTACGTTCTAACTGTTGGTTAAGCTCTTCAATCTGAAGCATGCGCTGCACGTTGGTAGCTTCTAAACTATCAATAACGTGAGTAGCTTTCTCAGCTCTGCGCTCATATCCTTCTAAAGCTTTCTTGCTATCCTTTAAAGCAATATACATTATTTGCATAATAGCACAGATGGTTACTGCTACTACTATAACTACTGCTCCCTTAATTTGATTCTTGGCTTGTTGTGTCATTAGATTTATTTTTGGTAAAGATAGATTCTATTACTGTTAATCCTAACCCACCTCCTGCTAAAATAAGCAAGCCATCAAACATGTATTCAGGGCATTTGTAATCTGTGAATGTACCAATGTATGAAAGGTTGACGCAAACGAGTAGAGCCAAAATTGAAGCGACTCTTTTACTACTTGCATCACTCTCATTACTGAATACACTCCTTAGCCATTTCATTTACGTTTCTTGTTCATCTTATAGATGGTAAAGACTGAAGCTACAGCTGATAGCAATAGACAAAATATCTTTAAAGCGAATTCAACATCTACCATCCATGCAGGCACAGATAAAAGAATACTGCTGATTGTACCGGTTACTCCTTCGGCTATTTGTTGTTGGTTACTGCTCATGTAATAGAGTGTAAGTAAATGCTTTTTTATTCGATTTAATACAAGCTTGAATAAGCTCTTTGAATTGTTTTGGATTGTTAAGCACTTGGCATCCTGCGCTCCACTTATCTATATTGCGAGATTCTGTTAATTCATTAGCGCGATGAATGTTAATTCCAAACAATCCTGTTTCCTCTTTACCTTGCTCCTCAGCTACTGAATCTTTATCAGCATCTCTATACACAGTAACTTTCTTAGACTGCTTTAAAGCGGTGTATTTGCCCTGATGCAAACCTATTGTGTAAGTATCTACGTATTGCCCTGCCTTTAAAACTGCTGTGCCTAAGTTATTGATAGGATTATTAAGCCAAAATGTACCTGGGTTAGTGGTACCGGTGTACCATTTCACCTGATCACCTTGCACCAAACCGATGAGGTCATCAAATTGGTTAGGAATATTAGCCTTACTTCTAATTCCTACCACGTGAATAGATGGCCATTTGTAGCCAAGCTCTGTGAATTGAGCCTTAAGCTCTTCTATTGTTGGTGCTTTCATTCTTTCTTAATTCTTTGTCGCGTTTAGTTAAGTATACCTTGAGCTTTCGCTCATAGTCTTTACGTGTTTGCTCTTCCTTTGTTAGCTTCATTCTTAGTTTGTAAAGTTTCGAATTGAAAATCTATACCATGGATTAGCAGCATCGTATCCAGCTCTGCTAAAAGCTACTTGACTCTGCCTGTTTACTACGCGAATAGGTGTAATATCAGGGCTTGTATTATTGCTGTATTCGGGATAGTCTGAATTATTAGCGCACAAATAATCTACTAATCTTTGAGTATAGTAGTTAGCATTCTCACGTGCCATATCTCTCAAGCTTGAAAGCTCACCTTGAGTAATGGCTGTAGTGTTCTCAGATTGTCTTGTAACTAAGTTACCATTATCATGCTTATACATCAGCATAGGATAAAGCTCTACCATTGTCCACCAAGCAGTAGGCTTAACGATATACTCATTAAGTAAAGTTTCATAAACACCGGACAAAGTGCCATTCTCTATCTCACTTTTAATCTTGTTTGTAAGATTAGTACCTAACCACAAAGTGATGTACTTATCCTGTGCCAAGTAAATTGCAGGGCGAATTAAGTTAGTATCTACAGCTTCATTTAACTGAGTGTATTTCTTTAAAAACTCTTCGTTTATAAAAAGTATTTCGGGAGCTATTGCCATGTTCTTTTAGTTTTTAATTGTTATGCTGGATATCTGCCATTATCAGGTAAATCATAAGTACGAGTATTAGCTGTAGCAAATCCTTTAGCTATATCTCTTAAAGGCATTCCTGCTCTGATAGCTTTAGATACTGAGATAGGATTACTTGAATCTAAACCATTATCTGCAATGAATCTTCCTTTCTCTCTTTTACGGAAATAAACTCTACGCTCCCAGTTATGTTTACAGTTGACTCCGCCCTTAAATAACCAAACCGAAAACGTGCTACCATTGTGGCCCATGTTAGGATTAAGCTCATTAGTATCTGCACTCATAGCAGTTAAATCTTCATAACGATAAACAAAGCCTGCCTTAGCAGCGCTTACCATTTGTCGACAGAATCTTCTACTTTTTTTGCTTAGATTTTTAGAGTATGCATAACGTACTTTATATAATCCGCTATCCATTTCAGAAGGCTTATCAGGATCAGAGTAGCTTCTAACTGAAGCTAAATCAACAGGCTCAGCTTCGATTAATTCCCATTCCTCCTCGTCTACTATCTCCCCTTTATCTTCTAAGAATTCACACCACCAAGCCTCATCCTCATCTGTGAAAACAGGCTTTTCTTGTGGATCACTTAGATTAATCTTTTTTTTTTGAGCAGATAGTTTAGCTACAGCGCTTCCTTCTGATGGTGTAAACATAGCAGTAGCTACGTCAATAGGAAGCTGTAAGAATTGTACTAAGAATACTATTGCCTGCTCCTTAGTTAATGCTCCTGTTTGAACTGCTGCTACAATTTCTAAAGCTGAAGCTATCTGAGCACCGTTATAAGTTACATCACTTACTGAAGCTCCTGCTGGTGCTACCGGTGCAGCTACGTTAGTGTCAGTAGTTGCAGAATCTGCAATAGTTGGTGTAGTTGCTGCTATTGCCGCATCCATTTCATCAGAGAATAGATCATTAGACTCAATATAAATATCAGCCACAATGCCCATACCTTTAAATATCTCTTCAAGTGAATCTGTTATAATCTTTTGATATGGCTCGACAATGTTCTTATTAAAGATGCGGTAAGCCTGTTTCATTTCATCCGCATTACTTCCTAATCCTCCTGCATCTCTAATACCAAAAAGTAAAGGTGAAGTTACTCTGTGAGCTGCTAAGATATTCTCTCTTGACTGCACGCTTAATTCCTGCCATTGCTTATCAGCATCAGTCATAGGCACAAGGTCTAAACGAGGTGCTCTATCTGCTGACTCATTAAAAGTAAATACTACTTTACCCGATTTCTGAGTACCTACAGCAGCCTCCCAATTTCTGCGGATAGCCATCTGCTCCTCAGGATCAGGAATACCATTATTAAAGTGCAAGAAATAAGACGGTGCCATACCATTGCTTAGGAAAGCTCGATAAAATTCGCTTATCTCTCTTGTGATTTCAATGTAATTGATAGCACTATAGTAGTCAGGCTTAGGATAGTAAGCGCTGCCTGGTGTCATTACTCCAATAAATAACACTTGGCTTGGCTCATCTGCTTTGCTCGTTGGGTTATACATTGGAATAAACACAGGAGCGTTTTTCTTTTTTCGGATATCGTTCCAATCTTTCGAGTAATAAATACCCGGTATAATATCCTCATCATTAGCTACAGCTAATCTGCAATTCTCATAAGGAAGCTCGTTAATCTTAGCAATGCTCTTTCTATCTACGCTCCAAATTACCTCTAAGTAATATCCGCCCTGCATTTTAGCATCCAATGCTATAGGCCTGCGAATATTGTTTAGTTTAAGTCTATCAATTTCACGCTGTGCAGCAGGATTGTTACTCTTAATTTCTTTTCCTGCTATCATGAAAGCTATACTCATCGTTAGTGCTGAATGCACCGGTGAGCTATAGTACAAATCAATTAAATAATCACTAAAGGAATTCGCCTCGCCTAAAGTAACCCACCCTTTAGGAGTTTCTTTCTCGGTTGCATCTTGTGGCATTGCTGCTCCCAAGTTAACAAGCATAGGTGCTGAGTGTGCTATCTTATCCATTGTAGGCTATATCGTTATCTATTGTTAAATTCGGCTCAGTAAATCTTGGAGTAGTAATATCTTCTACTATCAAATATCCCTTCTCAATTACTCCCTCTACTGCCGCGTTGGTAGGATCTAAGTTAGTGCTGCTATTCTGCCCATAAACTACGTAACTGAAACGTGCTGGGTAGTTAATTAATAGGCTTGCAGCTATTGGTGTGTTGGCGTTTGTGCCTATTTGAATGGTAGTATACCTATCATTCTGCGCTATCTGATTAGGGATAACGTAAAGCTTTTGTAATGTCTGCTCGTTAGTTAATTCAAGCAGGTAATGAGTGTATGGATTAGCAAGCAAAAGCTCCCCTTCCTTTAGTGTAAGGTAGAGGAGCTGTGCTGCTGTATTTTTTATTAAGTAAATCATGCTTTAAATATAGCACAATTTAGTTTACAATGTACCTGCTACTACAGTAACAGTTGCGAAGTCTTCAAATGGAGTATCTCCAGCGTCTTGGTCAAGTAAGTATGCCTTATCTTTCTCCTCGCCTGTGAAGGTAACGGTATATCCTACGAGGTCACCCTTGGCAGTACCGGTAGTAGTAGTGAATGCAGTAACTTCTACTCCATCCTTATAACCGCACATCCAAATGTTATCATTATTGTCTTGAACGAATAATACGTTGCGACCTTTAGCGATGTTTTGAAGTTGTAGTGCACGTGCAGCGCTCATCCCATGGAATGAAGCCACGATAGTTTGAGTATAGAACACTGTGCCATTTTCAATAGAGATTGTTCCCTCTTCAGTGAATGAACCAGTGTGCTTAGGTAATTCGAATTCGTAAACGCTACCTGTTGTAAGAGCAGTAACCAAGTTACTTGTTCCATCAATAGTAGCAGTATTAGCAAATGTAGAGTAAGCTCCGAGGTAGATTGCTTTAATCCCTCCAATTGCCTCTTTACAATTTACTAAAAAGCCTGCGGTAGTTAGACAGCTCATGTGTTTTTTATTATTTAATTAGTTAAATATTCTTTGCAAAGAATGGGCAGCTATTAGCTAACCCACTCTTTTAACAAAGGAGTATTATTTAGTTATCGAATCCGATAACAATGTCTCCAAGTACTGCGTATTGAACACCAGCGCGGAATCTCATTGCCATACGCACATTGTCTGATGCATCAGTGAAGCTCATATCTACAACTTTCACTTCGTTGAAGTCAGAGTTAAGATCTGTACCGAACACTAAGTTAGCAGGAGTAGCTAAGATAACTACTGAATCAGAGATACCTGGGCAAACATACACATCATATCCATTGAAAGTCAATGGGAACTGAGCAGTACCTTGGAACGTCTGAAGGTATCCTGCAGTAGCCAAAGCTTGACGATATAACTGTGCAGTCTTACGGTTAACGTAGATCTTAAGGTCAGGGCTTCCTACCAATGTAGCAGGCAATGCATCTGTACATAACTGCAATTTAGCAATTACGTTAGTAGCATCCAAAGAAGTTGTAAAGTCAACATCAGGTGTACCACCTTTACCGGCATCGATTAAGTATTGTAAACCGTTGAATCCTGTGAATCCTGAAGATGGCCAGTTACCTTTCCAAATGTTACATTCAATCTCTTGAGCAACCTTAGCAGCCAAGTGAGAGATTAAGAAATCAGAGAAGTTAGCAGGAACTACATCGTTGATAAAGCCACGTCCTGTTTGAGCCGCTTCCCAATCTTTTGTAAATTCTGCTTTGCAAAGTTGGATATTAACCATAAGGTCAGTTACAGTCAACACTTTCTCCTCAAGAGTAAGCGCAGATGTAGAGTTGTCAAAGTCGCAAGTAGCAGCTTTAACTAAGCCTGTAGAAGCAAGAATCTTAAGTACAGCTTTGTACTTTACGTTCTCTTTAACAGTGATGTAGTTGTTTGCAATAGTATCTCCTGAAAGAACTGCTGCAGCAATGTACGGAAGCGCTAATTCGCCAGCGTAGGTTGAGGTGATGGTCAAGTTATCAGCCATTTTGTTTTTGTTTTATTATTTGTTTTTGTATTTTGCTACTATTGCACGAGTTCTATCTTCGATATTGCTCATGGCTTTAATGTTTAAAGGTGCTTCAGGTGAAGCTTGACGAGACTGCTTAACAGTTGTAGCAGCTGGTGCTTTAGAAAGCTCAGTAATCTTAGCTTCAGCAGCGCTTAACTTAGCTTCAAATTCAGTAATTACGTTTTTAAGTAATCCCTCTACTTGCTCTTTGCTGTAAGTCTCAGCTACTTCTTGCTCTACTGTTACCTCTACTTCTGTAGAAGGCTCTTCAGCATCAGCGATAGATGCGATTAAACCACTTGCTACAACGATTTTCTTACCGTTATCTAAAGTGTACTCGCCATCTGCTAAAGGTGAAGGATTGCCGTCTGCATCCATTACGAATATCTCTACTCCCTCTGCCCATTCAGCAGCTGGTGAATAGATCATAGTACCATCCATTAAAGCACCCTCTGCCATCATCTCTACCTTAGTAGTTTCAGGTGCAGTAGTCTCTTCAACAGATAGCTTTACTCCATGCTTCGAAAGCTGTGGAGCGAACTTGTTTAAAATGTCTTGAATCATGTTCATAGTGTTATAATAGTTAGTGGAAAAAATTACAAATTCATTTCAAGAGCTTCTGCCAATTCAGCTAAGAGCTTCTCTAAGTCTTTCTCTTTTACTTCAGTCTCTGCCATTGGAGTAAACCATCCCTCTATTGAAAAGCCTTTAACCTCGCCATTCTTTACAGCTTGCCAAGTGTTCTCATCGTCTACCTTTACCCCTATCATCCAAGTGCCTTCCGGTAGTTCAAAGCCTAAGTTCATGCTCTTATCATGAGCACCCATAGTAACCCAAGATTCTACTACTGTAAGATTATTTACAGGCATCTCATGCTGAATAGTATGGTTATGGTGCATGTTACGCTTAAGAAATTCTTGAGCAGTTTGCTCTATGGTATCTTTAGTATAAGTGATGTAATACTTTTCGCCATTACCATCGTATCTAACTATAGGTTGGTTTGGAATTAATGCAGGGCCGTAAAGCATTCTCTTTTCACCATCCTCTACGCGAGCTAACATTAAGCTCTGCTTACTAAGTGCTACAAAGTCTACCATTATAGCAGGCTCAGATACAAGGCTCACAGCATACACCCCCATGTTATCCTCTTCCTCGCCTAAGCCGTACTCTATTAACTTCAATTTATTATTCATAGGTTTCATTTATTTCAAATAGTATAGCATCAATTATTTCATCTATGATAGTATCAGTATCTTCTAATCCTGTTCTATCAATTTCAGATAGTGCATTTCTAACTCCTCGGTCTACGCACTTTTTAAGTAGTGGAAAGTTTGCCATTTTTATTATAAATTTGCTTGGTCTATTATCTTTTGACGTGCCTCTAATGCGTTAGCTACGTTGCCTGCAAGTACATAAGTCTCAACAGTACCAGGTGCATTTACTTGCATATTAGCTCCGCTAAAATCTATAGCCGGTGCATTAGCTCCGCCTGTTGGTTCATTTAGATTACCATTACTGCCGCCTGATCCACCGCCATTAAACTGCGTTTGGTTAATCTTAACTATGTTAGCTACCCCTGCTGCTGCTACTGCCGCTGCCTTAACAAAGTTCATCCCTGTAAGTTGGTCTTGTGGTACTGCTAACTGCTGAACAATACCGCTTGCCATAGCTATAGTAGCTTGTGCTTTTTGCAGCATTTTATTTCTATTGAAAGCTTTGCGCTGGCTTGCCTCATCCCCTTTAGCTGCTGCATTATTTAAATCCATTAAAGCGCCTAATGCAAGATCTGCCATTTCGAAGTTGGATTGAATGTTAGCCATGCGTAATTCCTGCTTCTTTTTTTCCTTTTCTTCCTCTAACTTTACCTCTTCATCAGCGTATTTCTTATTAATATCTAAGATTTGCTTGGCTAAATTTTCAGCTATCAGAGCTTCAGCTGCTGCATCTTGTCCAGCTAATGCGTAAAGTGATTCACTCGCTTCAATAGCCGTTGTAATTTCTTTCTCTTTAGCGCTTTCTTGAATTGCATTAAGAGATTTAAACTTATCGTCTTCAGCTTTTATCTCTGCATCTCTTCTATCTTGGTAAGCTTTTCTTCTTTCAGCATCTGTTTTAGCCTCTTCAGCTAAGCGCTCCTCATCCCATTTACCTAAAAGATCTGTTATTTCTTGCTGTGCTTTTTCATATTCATCTACCTCTTTTTGCAGCTTTTCTTTTTTATCATCTGAAGCTTTTTTATCTATTGCCTTAATAGATAATTGTAACCCAGCGTAATCACTTTCCATTTTTGTAATGGCATCTTTATTCTCTTGAATTGTTTTATTCAATTCAGTTTCCAATTCCTGTGGATCTATCAAAAGACCTGCTGCCAAATCAGTAAAGCCTTCTGCAAGTTTAGAATCTACTCCAATATATTGCGCTATCTTGTCAACAGCCGTTAAAAGAAGTTGAAGCGGAGCGGTAAGAAAGCGAATAATTCCTTCAAGAATTTCTCTGTTTCTTTTTGCCGTTTCAATTTGAGTGATGGCTTGCTTTTCTGTTATTGCTAACTGTGCCTTTCTATCAGCTATTGCAGTCTCTAACGCTTTTAACTTTATATTTAAAATCTCACGCTCACTCTTGCCCTGTAGTTTTAAGCTATTTTCCTGAAGAGATAAATTTTCGTAAGCCTTTTGTGAGGCATCAGCTTTTTGTTTTGACAAGGCAAGACTTTCTCTTTCTTGCTCGTTAATACCTGACAAGCCGCTTTCAATAGCAGGAAAAAACTTAACTAACTCTTCAAAGTTTGCAATAACTAAAGCAATAACACCAGCAAGTAAAAGAATCGGATTTGCTATAATAGCCTTAGCCAAAGATGCAAAGCCACTAACTAAGCCACCTATCTCATTTTTTAAAGTCTTAAAATCAATTTTGGAAACGTTAGTCCCCATATTTTTTAAAGCCTGTCCTGCGCCTGCTAAATCCAAACTTAATAAGCGACTACCAAACAAGCCTATGTTATTCGAAAGACCTTCAAAAGCGTTACCTGCATTGGCGCTAATCTCTGCTGATAAATCACTTATATCATCCTTTAACTGAGCAGCACGAGCAGAAGCTTTTTTAAACTCTTCGCTGGATTTATCCATTTGCTGCATCTGATTCTGCAATGCTCGCAGTTCAGCTTTAGCAGAGGTAAAACCTTTAGCTGTATCTTTAGATGTATTATCTACTTTTTGTAGCTCCTGATTAATCTCTTCTAATCCTTGGAAAGTGCCATCGTCATTAAACGAAAGCTTTAATACCATTTCTTGTGCAGCCATTATATTACGCTATAAATTGTTAATCCGATTAAGGCAAGTAGCCCTATAACTATAGTGTAATTAATAGCCCTTATTTGCCATACCTTGCGACTTGCATGATAGATACCTACAGCTTGCTTAAATTCTTTGCTCTTGCCCTTTACTCCTGACCTTAATAAAGTCATACTAAGTATAATGTCTTCTTGTGGATTTGTCATATTATAGGTATACGTTGAAATTTAGATTGTGTATATTGAAGAGTAGCGCTGATTACTGCTGTTTTACCTGTATGCTTGCACTCCAAGTAGGGTGCAATCTTATTGCTAACAATAGGTAAGTGTAACACAAATGAGTTAGATGAAAATCCATTTGTAAATTCATGTATTTTATGAGGTGTAGCGCTATAGTTTGTTACCTTATCTCGCCAAACCATGGCAGTATATTCAACACTTGCAACCTTGCCGGTAAAGTCTCCGCCTGAGTAATCATACTCCATAACTGAGATAGAAAATTTAACAGACCAAACAGTCTCAGTAGGTAGTGAAATAGTGCCATTGTTAATGCCATCTACAAATAAATCTACATCTGTTGGGTTACTTGTCATTTCACCTAACCCCATTAGCTGAATAAATCCATGCTGGCTTCGCCCTGGTATAGTTGCTCCAAAATCACTTTCTCCATCCCACCAAGTACCCCCACCAAAGTGCACCCCTCTTACATCTGCTTGTGCCCATCTGCCCATAACAGCAGTACCTTCTAAGTTAGGTCTAATAAAGTTGCGATAGCCTAACGCTTGACTGTAATTATTGTTAGGTGCAATACCATGGCCTAAGCCACTAACTAAGATGCGCTCGTTATTATCTTCAATAGAAGCTCTATTTACGTTACCCATTCCGGTAGCGCTTTTTTGATTACCGCTTTCGTTAGTGATATTGCTACCACCTACGTTATTAGGCGAAGTAATTATACCGCCTGTGCCGTTTGTTCCTGTACTTGCAAAGCATCGGCTTTTACCTGTATCCCAAGTGTAGCCGTAAAACTCACAGCATTCCTGTGAGCCTTCGCTTATATCTCCATCGTAATCTAAAAAGTCTACAGCTCCTGTGCTTGCGTTAATAGTAGATGGTGTAAATTGGCAAAGAGCTCCTATATTGAGTAAACGTAGAAGCTTGCATTTTGTTACTTGCTCATCAGCTATTATGTAATCAGTAAGTTCTATTACTCTCCAAAAAGAATCTTTTACCCAAATCTTATCATTAAATTTTAACCCAAATACATCAGTTACAGATAGCTTAAAATAAGCCTCCATTATTTTTTGCTCATCATCGTAAAGCTCGGCAATATACTCTCTCCAATATCTATCAAATAAAGTATGTAAAGGCATTACTTCTATCGGATGCGGAGGTATTTCTTGACCGAAGTTTAAATCATTAGTACCTATTGCAGTAGGCACAGTTCTATAGTGATTTAATAAAGGCACATAGGTATAACTTGCTGATGAAGTATCCTCATTATAGACCATAATATCTGCACCTTCAGTTCTTCTGTAAAGAATGCGAGGCCCAGGCTGCATAAATTCCCCTGTTTCATTAAAGTATTTAGGGATAATGATATAGCTATTAGGGATTAAATCGCAAGGTGAAGGCCCGAAGTTTAGCTCTACTGTAAAATCACTTGTGCTAAAATCGTTGCCTGGATCAGTTAAGCGAAGCTCTCCATAAACTCGCTGCGCTCCGCTCTTGTATTTAGCGTTAAATACATCTCCCTGCTCTTTATAGCTCCACTTTAATACCCTTTTTCTAATGTCAGCAGCAGGAGTAAGTACAATATCTTTTGATGTGTCGAGCTTGCCTGTCCAATCGTAATCATTACCACTACCTAAATACTCTACCATTGGTATTATCTCAACAGCGTTAGGTAAGTTTGGATTAGGAACTAAGACAGCGTTAAACATCTTTAAGATATCTCTAACGTAATCTATTTGCTTCAGTTCGGGAGCATTCTTTTTAAAGCTTATAGGTTTAGCTTGCAGCTCTCCTGTTACATAAGTTGCAGAAAAAACTGAATTTGTATTTACCTTTATTGTTGTTTGGCTGCCTAAATGTGCATCAATGTATAATCTTATTTCATCTCCTACTACTACTGACAAATTTCGGCCACATTGAGCATGTATTATTACATCGCCTGGCATTACCTCGTATTGCTGTGTCGCAGCGTCATACGCTAAAATGCTATTGGTTAATCCCTGCCCTGAATACATTGGCAGAATTGTTTCTACCCCATCTCTTGTTAAACCTATATTTATATCATAAGTATTAAAATCAGTAAAGGCAGTAAGTGATTCTATAAATAAATCAGCATCAAACGTAATATCAAAATTAGCCTGCGCTGTATAAACATCAGCAGCAAAGCTGTTAGAAGGATCTAAAGTTTCTGTCCATCCTGTAAGCTGTTGTCTGTATAATGCTGTATTAGGTATTTGATCAAGAGTAAATGTTTGATCACTAACATAGTTGGAGCTAAACTTAGCTTCGTCATTTGATATAGGCCCAAGCGTAAGAGGATTAGTGATATAAGGAATATACATCTTTGCTAAATCATCATTTATTGTATCTCCGCTCCAAGTAAAGCCTGCCTCAGAAATAATCTTATCCATAAGCCATTTAGCTCTAACAGCTAACGTAAGCTCTGAGGTAAAAACAGGATTAACCGAGCTAAATACTCTTCTACTTGTTACCGTTGTATCCTCACTCCAATTCTGCCCGCGATCGGTTAAGGTGTAGCAGATGTTATAATCAAACAAATCACCAGCGTTAATATCTACTACGTTATCATAGGTATTTTCATGGTCAAATTCAGAATAATCTAACTCGCTAATCATCTTGTCTCCAATGCTGCGAGCTAAGTCTACTGTCTCTCCAAAAAACACTATTAAGAATTCATGCATCTTACCCTGTTGAGTAATGCTCTGCTTAAATTGTATGTGTCCTTCAGCAATGGGTAAAGTATCTACTGATAAGGTAGCATCTATCTTACGAAGTACGTTAATCTGTGTAGTATCGTTATTCAGTAGATTAACATCGTACTGCTGCCCAAAAAATTCTACGTTAGTTTTACTCGCAGGTATTCTAAACTCACGCGAGAAAGCGCCTCTTTGTGTAAACTCAGATACGCTGTTAAAGTTAGACGAGTAGCTTATGCTCTCATTCTCGTATAGGTCTACTACTACTTTAGCTCCATTGTCAGCTACTAATGTTAGAATTACTGTTGGCCTCATGCTGTATAATCGTTACTGAATTTTAATGTTAATTCTAAATCGGTCTTAGCGTAGCTGCGAGTCTTAATTGCAGTATAGTTGTTAGAGTCTATTAGTACCGGTGTAGCTGTGCCATCAGGATTAATAATGTAGACTGATTCGCTGTAGATTAGATTCTTTAAATATTCAAACTGCCCTTCGGTTAAGAAGTCAGTTCTAATACGCATCATCTTCTCTACAAATGGGCTGCGCTCGGTTAAGCCTCTATCATAAGTGTTAAAGCCAAACGCTGTTGTTTCATCGGCAGTAGCATAGTTACCTACTACCTTGCGGTATCTCTTGCGTTCTACTGAGTAACTTTGCTCACTACGTTTAGTAAAATTGAAGTAATCCCAACCGCCTCGGCTATTTGTCCATCCTAATCTTATCTTATCGAATCTGCACTCTTCTGCTGCTTTGAATACTGCTATTCCTCTTGCAGTTGCTGTGCCTCCTGCATTTCTAAAATTAAGTAGGTAGTGATGCCAATCTGCATCTAACCCAAATACATCATTTATGTTAGCCGGTAACAGAGGTAGATGGTTAATTGTTCCTGCTGCAATTACGCAAGATAAAGTATCAGTTTGAATAGGCGCACCTGCTTCATTAAATTGCACTATTTGCACGTTGTTAATTGCGTTACCTGTTAAGCGTGTGCCGTCATCAGCAGGTACAGTTAGTACTCCATAGTCATCGTTGTACCCTGTTATGCCTATAACGGAAGCGCCTAACGAATACTTGCTTATTACGTCATCCATTGCATAGGTCTCTCTAACTAAGTCGCTCATGATGTAGCTCGTTGCTGAGTCTAATGAAAAGTAATCAGCAGGATCAGGATTAAAGCCATCACTAATCTGAAACGCTGCATTAATTAATGCACTTTCATCTAATGGGTAAGTAGTAGCCTGCACCTCGAATAAGCCAAGCACCTCATAGCCCTCTTGAATGATTGTGCTAATACCTAATATATTACGTGATGTAGCAGCAGCTTGCACTGTTGTAGATGCGAATAAAGAAGGCACTGCGTCAGTGCTGTTTACTCCTAAATCCATGGCAGAGCTAACTACAGGATTTAAGTCAAATACTAAAGCGCCTGATAGGTTAGGCTGCACGTAAAAGATATTTGTAGTAGTGCCATTGCTAACAGTTAGCACATATCTAAAGCCAGGCTGCCCTACGTTGGTAGATGTAGCCACTACTATTAGCTTCTGCTTTAGCGCAGTGTATGTGTAGGGCTGTTGTTGTATTGTAATTGCCATTATTAGACAGGTTTAATATTAGTTAGTTTTCTCGTTTGGTTTAAGATATAGATGTTCACAGCTTCCCCCATTGCCTCATTCAGCTGCGCTCCATATTCAGGTAGTGTTTCTAAATATGCTTCTCTCCAATAATACAAAGGAGCAATACCTTTCTTTTCAATGCTCTTAGCCATAGCGTTAGCTACTCTCCTTCTCTGATCTTCATCTTTGTTTATTGAGCTTTTAGCGAACTTAGTTCTTTTGCCTGTCTCACCTATGCTGCGTAGCTTAATCTTTTTTAGATTCATCCAATTAAGAATAGCATCTACCGGAGGCTTGGCTGCTCCTGCTGCAAATCTCTTATCTATGCCTGGGTAGTTACTCTCCTTACCTTGCCTTCCGTATTCCACCCATTTAGCGTAATCAGCAGATGAGTTAAAAGCTATAGATGGAGTAGTGCCGGTTACATCTAAGTCATAGTAGAGCGAAGCTGCTAAAGTTCCTGTTGTGTTAGCCTTGCGCTTCTTGCCGTAACGTGTTTGCTGGATGCGAATGTTTGAGCGTGCACGATCAGTAACGGTTTCTCCGAAATCTAAAAGCACATCGTATAGCGCTCCCTGTTCAAACAGCTCAGCAAGTATGCTCATTCTTTATCAGCCTCTTCTTTTATCTTGTTGAAAAACTGAATCAATGGCAAGCCAAACTTGGTTGGCATCTCTTGAATGAAAGCATCTAACTGCTTCAAATGTTCCTCTGTTAGTTGCATATTTAAAAAGATAAAATTGTTACTCCTATTGCCTTCGCTACGCACTCAGCAACGTAGCTGTTATCTGTTCCCCACGCTGCGAACTCATCTTCGGTTAGCGTGTAGTTACCATTTGAAAGAACTTTTGAAGGTTCTTCTTCAGTACCTTCAGTTTTCAATTCATAATAAGTAGTGCAAGTTGTTGCAGATGTTTCAAAGTTGAGAATGAGAACACTCATTTCTGTTGCTGTTCCTGCGTTTAAAGGAAAGACGATTGGTTGAATTTTAGCCATTGTTATAATTATAATAAAGTGAATGTTTTTGTTACTCCTCCAATTCTCATTTGTATGTTAGTTCCATCAAACCAAATGTCTCCGTCTACTGGTGAGGTAGGTGCTGTTCCGCTTGGTATTCTCAAAGATGCTTTAGCCGTTGTGGCTGCGCCTAAAATTGTTATACCTCTCGCTACTTCAATTGCTCTAAAATCTGCTACCGCTGTTAGCGTTGGATTGATGTAAAGACCTCGCGTTATTCCGTTAGCTCCTCCTGTTTGATTGATTGTTCCTTCAATTCTTGTAAACTCAAAAGTACCCGTTCCTGATGTTGGAGCAAAACCCTTGTAAATTCCCAAGCTAATACTTGATCCTATTGTTGCAGTAAAACTAACTCCCGATATTGCAATAACTCCACGAGATCCTTGCGTTGTTATTGCGCTACTAAATGCAATATTTCTTCCTCCTATGGCTAATGTGTTTTCATCACTCGCGTAAGGAAAAATTGTTGTTCCTGTAGAAATTGAATTAAGTCTAATAGCACCATCATTTCTAACGGCAAACATTGCAACGGCATCACTATTTTGAGTTGTTAAAGCGACTGTAGCACTTGTATTTCCAACACCGCTTAATGTTGTTTGTCCTACAACCCTCGCAGTGCCATTCACATCGAGCTTGTAACCTGCGTCTGTTGTTGTGCCGATGAGGAAATTACTTCCTGTATTTACATAACAAGCAGCAGTAGTACCGATGTTCAAAATATTAGTAAACGCAGAATTGTACACAGCAAATGTAGTAGCTGTTGAAAATCCTCTCGTATAACCAATTGTTCCCCATTTAATGTAACTGTTATTATTAAATACAATAGCGTTACCACTTGCTTGGGGTGTTAGGTTAAGTAGATTATCTCCTGTGCTTACAAGACTCAAACGCTTATTTGTATTATCCCAACTTAACCCAGCATCTTCCTGCAATACATTGCCTGTTCCTTCAAACAACACACGTCCAACAGTTCCGCTTGTTATTGGTGTAGTGCCTACCGTTAAGCCTGTCGCTATTGTGAATGTTCTATCTGCTGATAAATCTTGCGTTGTGCCGTTAATCGTGAGCGTCCGCGTTGTTGGAACTTTTGTGCTATCCAAATGCTCAAGCGCATCGTCTGCATTTGTTCCTGTAACGGTGCTATCATTCTGAACTTGCGAAGTCTTTAACTTGCTGTGCTGCCATTGAAAAGGCTGTGTACCGAATGGAGTGCTAACGTATATCCAAGTATCGTCAACAGCAGGCGCACCGCTTTGAAAATCTACTCCATGTACTCTATGTACTGTTGGATTAGGATAAGTGCCTTGTAGGTCTCCACCTGCTGCACCACTTGGTGGTAACGTTGTAGGTATTGTAGGCTTGTTAAGTATCTCAGCTACTCCGCTTACTGCGTTCCAATCTGAATTAACTTGAGCCGCAGGGATTGTAGGTAAGTTATCTAAGTCATTATAATTATTGCTAAATGCTGTAGCTCCTAAATCAGCAGTGTTAGCTTTTAAAGCTACATCAGTTTGCAGCGCTGCAATATCATCTAAGATGCTTATGATAGTAGCGCATTCGGGTAAAGTCTCGCACGTGAGGCCGATGTTATCCACTATTGCGTACCATCCCTTAACTCCACTTGCGTTAGTACCATAGTAGTAAGAATTACCCGGTGTTTCTTCGTCATTTAATAGGCTAACATAAACCCCATTCTGATCTAAGCTTTCAATAAACTGCAAAGCTCCCCATCCATCAGATGGCGAATCAGTAGGTGTGTTATAGTTCCAGCTTGCAGGAATGCTACATGCGCTCCAATCGTAATCTAAGTTAAGCTCAATAGTTCCTGTTACACCGGTTAATGTGTGAGTGTACTGTTCAACAAATGGCTCAGAGCTAACAGGGCGAGTAAGCACTACCTGATCCCCGAACATATTGCCCAAGTAAATCTCGTTAATTAAGTCTTGAAAGATTAGCGAGCAGTCAGTAATACTTTCTGCTTGGTAGCCTGTCTTGTCTTCTTTGTCGCGAGGTAAATCAGAAATGAATATCTCAAACTGAAAAGCTCTTGTGCCTGGTGAGTAGTTAATAGCGCGAGGCTTAACGTGCAGCCATGGCCACTCTGCCTCTTTCTCTAAATCGGCCTGTGAAATCTCACCATGCGTAAACCTTCTCAGCTGAAAGTGCCCTGCTGCGAACTGTCTAAACCTATCTACTATTACGTTGTATGTGTAGTTAATTGTGCTCATATCTTATAGTGGAAATTAAGTAAGCTTTTGTTGTAGGCTGTTAGCGTAATCCATCGCGTAGGTTAAATGGGTGAATATTGTTGAAGCTCTCGTTTTAGTTATGGCATCGAACTTAGTTACATCTCTCTCTGCCATCTCTTCGATTACGTGCCACCATTGGTAAACTGAAGCTAAGGTTTCACCTCGTCTGCTAAGAGACTGATCTCCCTCTTCAGCTTCTCCAGCTCCGCTTCTAAATATTCGGGTGTACTGTTCACTAAATCGTTTCTGAGTGTCGAAAAAAAAAGCAGCGCAGCATTCACATTGGCTAAGTTTAGCTTTCGCATTTGAGGAGCGTAATTAAGATGCACATCGCTATCATACTCCTCTATCTTGTATTGCAGATTAATCTCAGCTGTTACCGGTCTATAGAGAATGCACATAAGCTCAGGCAGCTGATGGGGGAAGTTCTTACTCAGCTCAGATAAATCTAACCACTCTCCAAAGGTCATAGATTTAAGGTTAGGATGAAAGCCAAACTTTACCCCATCAATATCTATGAACTGCTTAAATATCTTCTCATCGTTACGCAAGCCGTTAGCATAGGCGCTTACTATCTTGTCAATAGTAGCCATGTCTATCTTCCTGATATCGTCTCGCTTCAATCCTGTGATGGCTTGAATCTGTGAAACAGTATCTTCCCCTGCGGCCATAAAGTCTACGTACGTGCCGAGCGTTTGGTCGCTATACTTAGTGCTTATTATTTTATCACTCATCTTGACCTCCGTAAGTTTCGTTGTAGTATTGTTCGGCAGATTCAAATGATAAAGGAAATCCTTTTACAGAATGGCATCCATCTTCAAATCCAATAGAATTTGATAATTCAATCTGCTCTTTTTCCATTTGCTTGGCTTGGTCAAATAAATTAGATAAGTTTTCTAAGTCATCTTCGGGTAAATTTTCTATATATCTTTCTACAATATCAACCAACCATTCAACCGCAGTTTGTTTATTCATATGTTTGTACCGTCTATAGTTATGTTAATGCTCTTTATCTCTGTGCTCAGCTCTTGTCTTTCAATATACCCTCTCTGCTTGCCCTGAGTCTTTAGGTAGAATATCACAGCGCTTGTGTTAGGTGCATCCTTAATAGTCACTACCTCACCATCGTGAGTTAATGCCTGGCGCTCTGCTCCCTCCATCAGCTTCTTGAGTTGTGATTCTGCAAAGTCTAAAGCTACATTCTTAAGCGAAGCTACAGCAGCTGAATACTCAGGATCATCTTTAAGCCATTCATAGTGAATAGTTCTACTTAATCCCATCTTCTCACATGCCTCAGTTACATTGCCAAGCGAAGCCGTAAGTGCCTGAATCATAGCTTCTTTTTTGATTGTTAACTTTTGTAAAGACTCCTGCATTACGCTAACTTATTCTTAAAGTGTGTTATTAACTGCTCCATCTTCGAGTCATAGTATTTAGCAAAGGTAGTAAATCCCTCTGAATCAGCTTCATAAACTCTAAACATTATACCTCTTAATCTCTGTGATGGTTTCTTAAGTGTATCTTCTAACTCTGATTTAAGCGATTCTATAGCATCTAACTCTTCACGTCTGAAGCTCTCATCTTTAAAAGCTAAGTAACCAAACTGATTGGCTGTGCCAAATAGCTCAGCTGCTTGTGCCGGTGTGAGCTCATTAGTTCCAAAAGTAAGCTTAAGAGTCTTATCTTTTCGTGTACCTACTGCTTCGAGCTGTGCTGGTATTAATATCATATTAGTTATTTAAGATCCACAATAAAGGCAAGCCTCATCCTCTCCACCTTCACCTGCATTTAGTATTCTTTCACATTCCTTATCTACTTGTGCCTCACTCCAGTTAGGGTTAAACATCTTTACTTGAGCCTTCAAAAAGTTATAGTTATTATCACTCATTTATATTAATCTTTATTAGTTATAACTATTAGTGTAATTAGATTTAGCTATTAGCTTAAAGCAGTTAGCTTATTAGCTAAGCTATAGCTATAGTTAATTAACATCAACAAAAGAAAAGAAAGAAAAAGAAAAAAGGTAAAAAGAAAAAGAAAGAAAAGAAAAAGCTCCCCCAAGAAAAACAAACGTTCACGCTCAATAAGAGCAGTTGCTCGTTCCAAGCATTGATGTGATGCAAGTTTAGTCTTTGGTTACTGAGCTTTGACTTACTCAGGAATAGTACTGCTTTCATATCTTAAAACAATAAAACCCCAAAGAACGTATGCGCCCGTTCAGAGGGGAATTATTAAACCTTAAATCGAATATCTTAACAGTAATCTTGCGCATGAGACAAATATAGAAATGTAAATTAATTACACTCACTATTGTGGAAAACTATTTAGGCTGTTTAAAACGTAGCGCTGTAATGTATATCCAAAAAGGCAGCCATACAAGGCCTGTAAAAGCTATACCCACATAAGCGTACCAATGGTAGTTAGATAGGTGTCTCTGATGTCTGTAAACGTTCACAGATAAGATTGCAAAATGCAGTAGGAAACCTACTAAGTAGATAATGAATAGTGTCATAGTTTTTTACGTTTAGCTCTACGTTTTTTTTGTGGTGTATTAGTTACTTCTGTTATTGGTTCGGGAGTAAGTTCTACTTGCGTTAATTCAATTAGTGCTTGAGCTTGTTCGAATTTACTTAGCTCAGATAACAAGCGCTGCTCTACTTCATCTACGTATTTCTTAGCACATGGGCCACAGCTTGTACCAGGGTAATTTAAGTTAGTGTACTTCTTTCGCATCTCACCTATGACCTTCATATCTTGGCTCGTTACCTGATTCTTGCGCTTCATAGCCTCAATGAATGCAAGCATGTTCTCAATGACTAATCTATCATCTAAGATAGGCCATTTCTTAGCTGGGCAATCTTTTACAGCATACATTGCTAAGTGATCAATAGGGCAGCCACATGGCTTGAATAGATGACCATTAAGCTCAGTTGGTTTAGCAAATGGATTAATAGCATTAGTTGGAGGTCCGCAAGTCTTATAACGAGTGTTAAACACTTCGCACTTATTGCAGATTTCAATCCTCGCAGCGTAGTTTTCTTTAGTCATATCTGTAATGAATTTCTAAGTGTTACTTTAGCTTTCTTAATTGTTCTGTAAAGATAGTTCAAAGGTATGCCTGTTTCTTTAGCTAATTCTTGGTAGCTAAAATCATCTAAGGCATAGAGAAAGAATAGCTCACGCTCAAAGTAGGGAAGTCTGCTAATAAAGATATCTAACTGCTCATTCTCTAAGCGCATCCCTACGCTCTTGTTTACATCATCTATAATATCATCTTTCAGATCGTTGCGTATCTTTTCGAATCTTAACCGGGTATAGTTGAATGAGCTATTACTACAGCGTGCAGATAATCTAATAGCATTACTTACGTAGTTATTGAGCTTACCTCGGTTATGAATATCCTGTAATTTATCTTTGTCGCTTTCTAATATCTTAAGTAGAGTGTCATGGAGCAGCTCATCGGCTAAGTCTAAGCGAGTAACAGTTGCTGCTACTCTGCGCCATTCGGGATAGCATCTATTTATTTCTGAGCGCCAGGTATTCATCTATTACTTGTTTAGCTTCATCGAAGCTCTTGCATGTTACTGCATGGTAGCCATTGTTAATAAGCTTTGCTTGCCAATCCTTTTGGCTTTCACTCATTACACCCTTAGCTGTTTTCATTTCTATTGCTAATCCAAAGAATGGGCCCTTAGCATTATAGATAAAGATATCAGGAAAGCCTTTAACATATCCTGTTTTCTTCATCTTTACTGCCTGCTTCATAGAAGTTCTAACACCACCAGCTGAAGCACAGTAAAGTAAACGCGGATATTGAGCGTTAATGTAGTTAATAACAGCCTCTTGTATTAAGGCTTCCTCGTTCTTCATGATTCAAAATTAACCTATTAACTTAGTCTCTTTCAACATCTTATTCACATAGTTATTCACATAGCATTAAGCGCTATATCTTTAGCTCATTAATTTGCTTTTGGTTTAGCAAGTGATTATTGATTTCTGAAGTAGCCTTGCAAACGTGCAGGGCTATTTTAGTTTATACCCTATAGGGATAGAAAACACAGGGAGTACTCCCTAATTGCCCTTAATTGCCCCTTTAGGGTATACTAAGAATGCATACTATAGTATGCAATATCCGTCATAAAGCACTTTTAAGTACGATAAAGTGCGCTAAATCACACTTTAACTTAGATAAATGCATACTTAGTATAATTTCTATTCAGCTCAAAGTAAGCTCTCATCATTATAGCATCAGCTATATCGGGAGATATACCTCCGGTGCGCTGGCTTATGGTATCTTTAGAAGTAACTCTTAGCTTTCCTTCCTTATCAGGATCTACTCTTCGAATAAGCTCAAGCTCTTTAACTATATCCTCTTGCCATTTAATGGGTAGAGTAATCTCATTCTTATCTATCAGCTCGCCTAATCTAAAGTAACAGTCTGCTTTTAGATTCATGTACTGAGTACCTCTCACAGCTTTACTTCCGTTCATAAATTCCCTACAGCGTAGGCTATCTACAAGGCCACCGCCTACCCCATCAGCATCCGCAAGCACGTTGCTTAGTCTAACTTGATACTGATTCATTAAGCGCTGTATCTCTGCCTTAACTTCGTCTTGGCGCTTTTGTCTTAGGACCACAATATCAATACAGCTAAGGCCTCTCCATACACAAAGCACTGTTCTATCCTTACCCAAGCGAGCTATATCTGCTGTGATGTAACCCTCTCCTACAGCCATTGGCTCTCTAAAGCAGCGCATAAGCTCATCATACATGTATAATCTATCTGAGCTGTTATCAAATTCCCAATCTCCCTCAAGCAAGCGCTTTCTATCTGCTTCAGGTAATCGGGTTAAACTTGTTACGTACGAATCGGGTAAGTGTATATTAT